TCGGAGGAAGTGTGGCACGAAAGTCCGCATAGCTGCGCAGATCTTTGAGGACCTCATAGTCACATCGCTTTGGATCACTCCGGACATAAACCGCATCCTCGTCTTCATCGAACCGGCTGAGGGCATCTCCAACGATTTCCTCCGGCTCGTCGATGATGACACCGTTTTCGTCGGACAGAATACCATCCTCAAAATAGAACAGGCTGATGGTGGTATAACCATCCAGCTCGCCAAATTCCTCCGGATCGATAATGTAAGGCGCCTCCACCTCATGGTCCGGCGTCTTCGGCACAACGGTTTGGGAATACTTTGTGCGCTCAATTTCCCGTACCGTCCGGGCGTAATCGTTGATGTTGCCCTTCTCATGGTTTTTGTTGGACGCCAGAACCGTGGTTTGCGGCGTTTCCGCCTCTTCCTGGCTCTCCAGCCGCGTCTTGAGTTCCTCGATCTCTTTCTTCAGCTTCTGCTCCCGAACATGGAATGCCTCCTTGGTCGAGGAAATATCCTGCTCGGAAATCGCGGCGTATCTTGCGTTCGCCATATACCAAGCGGTTGCACCTCCGGCCGCGGCACCGGCGAGAAATGCAAATATCATTCCGAATTTACTCATCGTAACTTTCCTCCTCGTCCTTGACACTCATCACCGTAATGGCAAGGCCCCCGAACAGCAGCGCCGCGCTGATCAGGAGCCCGCCAGTGATGTGGCGTTTCCGTCTGGTATTGACAGCGTAATCCAACATGGAAACCAGATTTGCAAAACCCTCCATGTTTTTTTACCTCCCAGACGAAAGAATGGTAACGCCGCTGACCAGGCACAGGCCCGATACAGTTGCCAGGGCGTAGGACAACAAGGCTCTCAGGCACTTTTTCATGATGTACGCCTCCTTTAATCATAACTTGAAAAATAATGGGCTCCGACCTGGAACATCGGAACCCCATACGAATGATAGTGCTGAGTACGGAAGAATATCACATCGTAATTGGTCCGGTTCGCTACTTCTTCTCGGGCCAACTGAACCAGCTCGTCCTTGACATAGCAGCGAGCGATGCGATCTCCATACATACCGCAGAATTGATTGGGCTGATAAATAACATCGTAGATGGTATCGGGGAAGTGGGGGTCATCAACTCGGTTGAGCACCACATCAATAACGAGTCTTTGTCCCTCTTCACTTTCTCCCTCGGCCTCCGCCATGGCGACCAGCGCCAGCAACTCAAGCTCTTCCTCCGTCACTGAAAGAACTTCGGGTTCCGCAATGACTTCTTCGAGCATAACTGGTTCTGACTCCGCAACGACCTCTTTGGACACGACGGGCTCCAAAATATAATTCGGAGCAGCGGCTTGTTTTACATCGCTGACGAACATGGTCTCGTATGTATCCGTCGGTTCCGGCGCGGAGACCGGAGCAGGCTCCAGTTCCGAACCGGTAGAGAAGGATGCTCCGGCGAGCACGGCAACAGCGATCAGTATGGTAAGTAGGAATTTTCTCATGACACAGAACCTCACAGAGTCTGGTGTGTGGCCAGAGCATCGGTGATGTCACCCACCACGTTGAAGTCCAGAATGAAGGAACGCTCATAGCCGTTCACGAAGTCCACGGCCTTCTCACGGCATACCTCGAACATCCCGAAGTCCACAAAATTGTCGCCCATAGGCTCCTTGGGGTCATAGATCCAGCCAACAACCGCACCGGCCTTGGTCAGAGGGAATCCGAGCATCTCATATACCTCGTTAAGGAACAGGTGGCCACGGGACTTGAGTCGGTCATTCGCTTGTGCCTGCCGGGCCAGGAGATAGAACCGATTCTGCTCTGCGTCCTTCAGATAGGAGGGGTGCCCCTCATCAAAGATGCGGGCATAGGGGCTGTACTTGGAGGGGTCCCAACCTTCGTCGGCCACGTCCACGGTCTCTTTGACCTTCTTCTCCTTGCCCTTCTCATCCACAACGGTGGTTTCGATTTCCTTGGCCTTGATGTTGTAACGCAGTTCTTTTTCCACCTGCTCACCGAAACGCTCCAGGACCCGACCGCGATAGTCCTTGAAGGACTTGTCCAGTGCCGCATAAGCCGCAGCCAATGCCACATTGCGCTTCTTCAGAATCCGATGGCTGGCAAGGATGCAGGTGATGGAGGCGGCGCCCATCACGATTGCCGGCGCATACAGCTTGACATACTGAACGCCAGTGCGGACATAGACATGGGTGAGATCGCTCCGAGTATCCTCTTTGCTGTAAGTCTCACCAGCCTTGGTCACGCCGGTTTCCTCTGCGGTGTGAATATCATCCAGATCGGCTTTGGTCTGCTCAGCGACCTTGCAGGCCTTGGGGGTCGCCTTACAAGCCATAACAGCGCTCACCACAACGCCGACCACGCCGACGGCAACCAGGATCTCCGGGCTCTTCTTCTGAAGCTGGAACCCGATCTTATTAAAGGTCAGGGTCGCAGACTTTACGAGTTCGTTCTTCTTCATGATTAGATGTCCTCCTTAGAGAATGATTTGGCAATAGATTTGTAGATTTTTCCGACATTCTGGAGATTCCCATTGAACTCCTCCAAAATATCATCGAGCTTGTCATCAAATTTATCGGCGATCTGCTCCTTGGCTTTCTGCACGACCTCTTTCTTGAGGCGGGCTTCGTCGATTTTGGCGACATTCTTCGCGATTTGGTCCGTAACACCGTCCGAAATCGCGTCATATTGGGCTTTTACGGCGATCTCGACTCGATCCGAGATCTCGCGCTTCACATCGTCCACCACTTCCTCGGTAGCGCGCTTGACCGCATTATAGGACTCACGATCCACGGCACGCTGCACCGCCTGGTCAATGACCTTGGCCGGAATATCAATCTCGGTATCGGTCGCCAGCCGGTCAATGCTGATGTCGAGTTTGTCGCACATGGTCTTCATCTTGGAATGGACGCCGATGGCATACCCAACGCCAACCAAACCGAGGATGCAGATTCCGATGCCGACAAAGGAATCCGAATTGATTTTCATGATGCCTCCCTCTTTCCACGAATTTTGGTGACGATCTCACCGCCACAAGCCGCGTAGCCGGCAAGGTCTACGAAACTGTCCGCCGTGGCCGTACCAGACCGGATACGGGCAATTTTCAGCAGCACCATCATCATGGCTACATCTTTGGAATCAAAGGGCATACCTTTATAAGCCGCCCATAGATCCGCAATGATTTGAAAGTTGTCCTCAGGAGAACCGTAATCTGTCTCTCGATGACCGCAGACACACCGCTCGGCCTCCTGCAAAATTTGTGCTCTTGTCATGTCTCCAACTCCCTTACATACTCGTGGTACTCTGCTTCGGTGGCGAACAGCATCCATCTACCGTCCACCCATCCCCGGTACCCGCAAGAAACTGTGTAACCGTACATGGTTCGCCCCTCCTTATTAGTCGATTTGGACCGTTCTCGGGAGCTGCAAAGTGTAGCCGTCCCTGGTCCGAATTACCTTGGCTGTCCGAATATCCATCCAGCCATACCGGTTTGCCGTATAGTTCCGGCAAGTGATGCCGGCCAGATCATATAGATCCGCCACGGATGCTACGCCATAATTCGCAATGGCCGACTCCAACTGGTCGAGAACCATATAGGCGTCTCCTCGGCTCTCGAATATAATGTCGTCATACTCGAACCCGACAGCCGCTCTGGGACGTCCGTACTCTCTGCGGTCATCCCGCCGGTCGTCGTAATACTTCTGATATGCGATACGGGACCGTCCATCTTTTTTCCCATTGATGCGACCAGAATCGCCAAAGAGAACGATACTGATAACATCCGCGATGGCATTCTTAATGCCCGGGATGACAACATCCGTCAAAATATAAGACTTGACGTTCTCCGTATCGTCCGGAACAAAGATGTTGAGGAACCTCCTGGCCTCACTCTTTTTCCGGGTTTTTGCCTCGCCTGTGACCACCTTCTCAAGTTTTCTCTCCTGAGAATCGGCGGCCTTAGCGTCTGACCTTTCCCTTGCACTGTGGGAATTATTAGGGTATTCCGCCATTGTGCCTCCTCCTTGTTAAGTGATGGACTGAATTCTTGGAAACTCGATCAAATATCCGTTCAGTTTTCGGATAACCTTCGCTCCATTAAGATTTGTCCATCCAAATCTGTTGTCTGTATATTTCGGCTCTATCGAGGCCAAATCATAGAAATCGGCCAAAGACACGGAGCCGTATGTTGAAATGACGGACTCCATTTCGTCGAGAACTTTGTCAGCGTCCTCTCGGGTGGAAAATAGGACCTCCTCACGTCCTTGTTCTTTCAGTCCTACCGAATTCTTTTTGTTATCCAAAGCGTGGATAATTGCCTTCTGGGTCGCTATGCTCCCAACCACAACGCCGCCAATGACCAGCAAGCTATTCTTCAAAAAGCCTCTCATGCGTTTTTCTCCTTTCAAAAAACGAAAAAGGGAAAGCACCTTGTCACAGGTACTCTCCCTTTCTCAAACCTCTTGGATAGTTACTTGTCGGGATTCTCC